GCATTCCGCAATTGCTGCCGCGCTGATTGGGGCGGAGTCCGAAAAAATCAAACGCTCGGCCAAAATCAGCAAACAAAACAGGATCGGCGAGCCAGTACAATCGCAGGTCTGGTCGGTGGCGAGATATGAGCGTCAACACCAGACTAGACGCGGCGACCGCGACCAAAACCGTTGAGCGGTTATTCGCTCGCATGGCGCTGATGTACGGCTCTAAATTTGCCGATCAATGGGCGGGCATCAACCCCGCCGACGTTAAAAAATGCTGGTCGGAGGAAATCGCTGCCTATCCGATGCGGCAAATCGCCGCTGCCGTCAACGCGCTCACGACCAAAAATTGGCCGCCGACCCTCCCAGAATTTTTGGAACTAATCGAAGATCAGCGCCCTGCGCTTAATACGGCGGCCTACAAGCCATCAAAATCCGTTGACGCGGTAGACACTCAAGCTCCTGACGTTTTGGCCGCCAAGGCCCGTTGTATGGCGTCTATTGCGCGTGGATTTAGCGCCCCGACGCCCGCCTGGGCGTATCGAGCGAAACGCCGCTGGCTTGACGGTCAGGTCAGGCACTCGCCAGACGTGACGGACATGATCAATCGCGTTATTGAGCGCGACCGAGGCTTGCACGACCCATTTTTGCAAATTTAACGGGCATAAAAAAATGAAAATTGTGTTGGAAATTGACAACGATTGCATACCCAAAATCAACGGGCGCGACGTTGGCCCAATTATTTTTCAGGCTATAAAAACCAATCCAAAATGGTGGTTTGACTCTGCCGATGTTGTGCAGATCGAGGGTACGTTTGGCCGGTACACCGAGGATAGGTACGATTTGGGGCTGAGATGAAAGCGGCGATTAAAAAACTGGTCGAGCAGGGCATTACCGACCCCGCCGTCATCGCCTGCACTCTGCACATTAAACGCACACGGGTAGAGACCGCGCTCGCGTGGATTGCGCGGGACGTAGATCGAGCAAAACAAAACGCGACAAAAAAATCAACGCGATTGCAACGGCAAATTTGTTGGGCGACCATGCCGCTGGTAGTCCGAGAGGAGCGCGGCCATGCCGTCGATTAGACTCAACCTCACGCCGCTGGAGACGCATGAGCAAATCGCATTTGTCCAGTGGTGCCTAATGGCAGGCGCACCCTACAGCATGATTTTTGCCATCCCCAATGGCGGCAAACGACATATCACCACAGCGGCGCGACTCAGGCGCGAGGGGGTGCGCCCTGGTGTCCCCGATTTGTTTTTGCCGTTTGCAGCCAACGGAGCGCATGGTTTATTTGTTGAGCTAAAACGCATCAACGGCGGCGCGGCAACAAAGCATCAAAAATCGTGGGAGGACGTGTTGCAAAAAAACGGTTATGCACACGTCTACGCCATGGGGTGCGAAGACGCTATTAAAAAAATAAAATTGTACGTCAACGGCGGAGCTAAATGACCAAAAAACTCCAAGCCCCGTTCCCCTATTTCGGTGGGAAATCCAACGCGTGTGGCGTGGTTTGGCAGGTGTTTGGCGCAGTACAAAACTATGTTGAGCCGTTTGCGGGCAGCGCGGCCATGCTGCTCGGCGCCCCTGAGGGCAAACGGATCGAGACGATCAACGATGCAGATGGATTCGTGGCCAATTTTTGGAGGGCGATCCATGCTGACCCTGAGGCCGTGGCGCATTATGCAGACTGGCCGTGCAATGAGGTCGATTTGTTTTCGCGGCACTCTTGGCTGGTGCGGCACTCTGAGAATTTAACCAAAAAATTACACGCCGACCCAGAGTTTTTTGACGCCAAAATCGCAGGATGGTGGTGCTGGGGGGCGTGCAATTGGATTGGCTCCGGTTGGTGCAGTGGCGACGGCCCTTGGGTGCTGGGAGACGACGACAGGTTTGTAAAAAGTGCGGGGCAGGGTATCAACCGACAACTCCCGCACCTAGGCGATGCCGGGAAGGGCATCAACCGCCAACTCCCGCACCTAGGTGCGGGGATGGGCATCAGCCGCCAAACCGATGGCGAGCGCAGCGCCTTCATTCATTCGTGGTTTTGGGCGTTGCACGAGCGTCTGCGCGATGTGCGCGTGGCATGCGGCGATTGGTCGCGAGTGGTCGCGGATTCGGTGACCGTCCGGCTCGGCCTGACTGGTGTGTTTTTTGACCCGCCATATTTCCGAGGCGCGATGGATTATGCGGCTGGAGGCGTTGGTACCAATTTGGCCGCCGACGTAGGCGCATGGTGCGCGGCCAATGGCGGCAACCCGCTGCTCCGCATTGTGATTTGTGGCCACGCCGGGGAGCATGACGCCCTGCTGGCTCACGGTTGGGATGCGCGCAAATGGGCGGCGCGGACAGGCTACGCACGCACAGAGGAGGCTGTGGCTAATAGTGCCGGCGAGACGATTTGGTGCAGTCCGCATTGTGAGCCGGAGACCAAAATTCAAAATTCACTTTTTTGACAAAAATTTTTCAAGAGGGCTATTTCATGGACGCAGCAATGAAATTTGGTTCTGTTTGCAGCGGCATTGAAGCAGCAAGCGTGGCATGGCACCCACTTGGCTGGAAGGCCGCATGGCTTTCTGAGATTGAGCCTTTCCCTTCGGCGGTGTTGGCCCACCACTACCCCAATGTTCCCAACTTGGGCGACATGACCACACTGCCAGAGCGCATCCTATCGGGCGAGGTTGAAGCCCCAGACGTGTTCTGTGGCGGCACACCCTGCCAGGCCTTTTCGGTGGCAGGACTTCGAAACTCGCTTGATGATGTTCGGGGCAACCTTTCATTAACTTTTTGTGAGATCGCAAATGCAATTGACCATGCTCGATCTGTTCGAGGAGAGTCTGCCTCAATCGTCGTCTGGGAAAACGTGCCCGGAGTCCTCAGCACCAAAGACAACGCATTCGGGTGCTTTCTTGGAGCGCTTGCCGGCGAGGATGGCGAGCTTGAGCCGCCAGGGGGAAAATGGGCGAACGCTGGTTGTGTGTTTGGCCCCACGCGAACAGTCGCGTGGCGCGTCCTCGACGCCCAATATTTCGGAGTGGCCCAACGACGCCGCCGTGTGTTCGTTGTCGCAAGTGCTCGATACGACTTCGATCCCGTCAAGGTACTTTTTGAGTTCGACGGCGTGCGCCGGGATACTGCGCCGAGCAGAGAAGCGCGGGAAGGCATTGCCGGAGGCATTGGAATTGGCCCTCCTTTCAGTCGCACAGGCAACGATTATGGGGTCGGCAACTGCTTGACCGCCCGGATGCACAATGGCATCAACAGCACATTGGATGCGGGGCAGACGCCAGTGATCAGCATTCACCCTCACTGCATAGGCCGCGCACCAGAAGCTGGGCCACAAGGCAAAGAGTATTTGCTGGACGGGTCTGCGTACTGCATGGACGGCCGAGGGCAGCCGCAGGCGGTGGCGCAGCCCATCGCCTTCCACCCGTCGCAGGACCCGATCAGCAGCACGGATGGAACAACGCACGGACTGGGGTGCGGGTCATCTGGTGGGCAGGCGAGTGTGGCCGTCAGTTATGGCGTCAGAACCGCCAACACTAGCAGCAACGGATGGGGCATTCAGGAAGAGGTCACGCACACACTGGACTGCGCTCAAGGTGTCGCCGTGGCGCAGCCGATTGTCGCCAGCATGGGGATGAGTGGTCACGCAAACCGCCCTGCCGTGATGACCGTTTTTCGAGCAATGGACGTGCGCCGCCTCACCCCGGTGGAGTGCGAGCGCCTACAGGGCTTCCCCGACAGCCACACCCAGATCCCGTGGCGCAAGAAACCCGCCAGCGAGTGCCCCGACGGCCCCCGCTACAAGGCGTTGGGCAACTCATGGGCCGTGCCCGTGGTGGCTTGGCTTGGGAAGCGCATTCAAAACTCACTTTTTTAGATAAAATTTTTAGGAGGTTGAAAAATGTTGAACGTGAAACAGCTCACCATCGACGAAGCGACGCAGCATGCACAGCTCATGATCGACGCGGCGGCGGACCGGGCAGATCGTGAGTACAGCGGCTGGTCGAGTTTGGCTTATGCGTTTTTGAGGCATTTTGTCCGAGACAAAAAAAGTTTTTGGCCGTGGGAATTGATTGAGGCGTCCATAGATTTTGGCCTAGTACAACCTCAAAACCTGCGGGCGTGGGGAGGCGTTTATCAACGCGCATCGCGGGACAATTTAATTATTCGCGGCTCGAAGCTGGGCAAACATCCTAACCGTCACGGGACTCTAGTCCCAATCTGGGACGTCGTGCAAAAATGACTACGCCAATTTTTTCTGACGAGGTGCAGCTCGCCGGGTGGAGCGAGAGTCATACATCTGGGGCCAAAATCACGTTTTGGCTTTCTGACCCCGCACAGTTGAGCGCGTTCCGGGGTATGACGGAGCGGCGCGGCAAAACGGCAGGGCAGCGACTGGCAATGGTGCTCGTCGAGATCAACGACGATGAGACGCTGGCCGATGAGCCGCCATCAACCACAAAACTAGGCCCGTTGTGTGCGCTGGCTGTGGCGTGGTGCAGCGATGCGCCATTTTTGGCATGGTGGCAACGGCAGCGCGGTCATATGGCTGGCGACGTTGATGTACGCGGCGACATTTTGGCGACGTGCGGCATTAAATCACGT